ATCCTTCTATCGAGCCGAGCTTTGGCTTTCGCCGAGCGATCGACAAGCCGTCCGATTGGGTGCGTACCGTCAGCATATCCTCTGATGAATACTTCGCTGCGCCATTGCTCGACTACCACGACGAAGGAGAATACTGGTACTGCGACCTGGATACTGCGTATATCCGCTACGTGTCGGACGACTCGTCCTATGGCGGCGATCTGTCGCTGTGGCCGGAGAGCGTTGCCACGTACGCCGCGTACTATCTGGCGGTCGAGATCGCTGGACACCTGACAGCAAGCGAATCGAAGATCGACCGCATGGAAAAGAAGATGGCTCGTGCGCTTACCAATGCGCGGTCCAAAGATGCCATGAATCAGGCGCCAGTCTTCCCGCCAATGGGCTCGTGGACGAGCTCGCGAGGGCATGGCGGCGGCCGGCGTGACCGTGGCAATCGCGGCGCTTTGACGGGCTAGACATGGGACTCGCGAATCTGCCTATTGTCGCGTTCAATCGCGGCATCATCAGTCCGCTGGCGCTCGCCAGGGTGGACTTGGCGCGCACCCCGCTATCAGCGGAGATCCAGACGAACTGGATGCCGCGGGCGCTGGGGTCGATGATGTTGCGTCCTGGACTACAATACCTTGGCGCGACGACGAGCAATGCGCAGGCGTATTTCATCCCGTTCGTGTTCGCGACCACGGACACGGCATTGATCGAGGTCACGAACCTTGCCGTGCGGGTATGGGTCGATGATGCGCTGCTGACTCGTGCATCCGTGTCCAGCGCCGTCGCTAACGGGACATTCGACACAGACCTGACGAGTTGGACCGATAACGACGAATCGGGTGGCGTTTCTGCCTGGGAATCAGGTGGCTATCTCGGGCTAACCGGAAATGGGACGGCCGCGGCGATCCGTGACCAGCAAGTCACAGTTGCCGGCGGCGATCAGAACACCGAGCACGCCTTGCGCGTGATCATCCAGCGCGGGCCCGTTACGATTCGCGTGGGATCATCATCCGGCGACGACGATTACATCGAGGAAACTACGCTACGCACGGGCGAGCATTCGCTGGCGTTCACTCCGACCGGCGACTTTCACGTTAGATTCCTGTCTCGCGTGAAGAGGCTTGTGCTCGTCGATTCAGTGGCGGTGGAATCGTCGGGGACATTGTCGATCACTGCGCCATGGGCAACCGCCGATCTGTCGCTGATTCGCTATGATCAGTCGGCAGACGTCGTCTACGTGGCTTGCGCTGGCTATCAGCAGCGACGCATCGAGCGGCGTGCGAATAATTCATGGTCGGTGGTGCGGTACCAGTCGGACGACGGCCCGTTTCGGCTGGAGAATGTCGGACCGATCACGCTCACTGCGAGCGCGCTGTCTGGCAACACGTCACTCACGGCTTCGGCCGCATTGTTCAAGTCCACGCACGTCGGCGCACTGTTCCGCGTCACATCCAGCGGGCAGACCGTGACCGCCTCGGCGACCGCAGAAAATCAGTTCACCAACGCCATTCGCGTCACAGGCGTAACCACGACGCGCATCTTTCAGTACACGATCAGCGGCACATGGACGGCCACTGTCACGTTGCAACGATCGCTTTCGAGCAGCTCCGGCCCGTGGGAGGACGTGGAAACAAAGACCGTCAATACGACGACGTCGCACGACGATGGGCTCGATAATCAGATTGCGTGGTATCGAATCGGCGTGGCAACGGGTGATTTCACATCCGGCACGGTGGTGATGACGATCAACTACGCTGTAGGATCGGTGGACGGCATCTGTCGCGTGACGAATTACACGTCGGCCACGGTTGTCGGCGTTGAGATTTTGACGGACCTCGGTGGCACGGCCGCAACGGACATATGGGCAGAGGGCGAGTGGTCCGATTATCGCGGCTGGCCTTCGGCGGTAACCTTTGCGGAGGGTCGATTGCTATGGGCAGGAAAAAATGCGGCTTGGCTGTCAGTCAGCGACGGGTACGACTCGTTCGACGCAAGCGTCGAGGGCGACTCCGGACCTATCTCTCGGAGCATTGGAAGCGGACCCGTTGATCAGATCAACTGGGCAATAGGCTTGCAACGTGTAATTCTCGGCGCTGAAGGTGCGGAACTATCGATTCGATCGAGCGGATTCGATGAGCCATTGACGCCGACCGAGTTCGTCATCAAGCCGGCGTCTACGCAGGGCTCCGCGGCGGTTGCGGCGGTGCAGTTGGACTCGTTTGCGATCTTCGTGCAGAAGTCCGGCATTCGAGTGTTCGAACTGCTGCTGGACCTTCAGAGAAACGACTACCAGTCCGTCGACCTGACCATCCATGCGCCCGAGATTGGCGAGCCGTCGATTACGCGCCTTGCCATCCAGCGCCAACCGGACACGCGCATCCATTGCGTGCGGAGCGACGGCACTGCGGCGGTGCTGTTGCGCGACTCCGCTGAGAACGTGCTGTGCTGGGTATTGGTGGAAACAGACGGCGTGATCGAAGACGTCGTCGTGTTGCCATCATCTGACGAAGACGCCGTTTATTACGTCGTCAAGCGGACCATCAACAGCACGACGGTGCGCTATCTGGAACGCTGGGCGCAGGAAGACCACGCGCACGGTGCGGTCTACGAGTATTCCGGGGCTTCGACAACAGCACTGGCCGACTTGCCGTACACGAACGGGCGTGTGGTGACGGTTCGCAACTCCGATGGCGACAAGGTCGAGAATCTGACAGTGACCAATGGCGCGGCAACTCTTTCGACGGCATCCACCTACGCACACCTGACGCCCGCTACGTATCGCCTGGCAGATTCCTTTCTCTACTACAGCGGTTCGGCAACGAGCACGATCACTGTGTCTCACCTCGAAGGTGAGTCCGTCGTGGTGTTCGCCGACGGAAAGTGGCGGGGATCGTTCACGGTGTCGGGCGGCTCGATTACGCTTTCCGAGAGCGTCCAGGACTACGTTGTCGGGCTGACGTACCGCGCCCGCTACAAGTCAGCGAAACTGGCGTATGCCGCTGGGCTCGGGACGGCGTTGACGCAGCGCAAGGCCGTGTCCGCGCTCGGGCTGATCATGCGTGATGTTCACGCGTCCGGGATTAAATACGGCCCGGACTTCGACAATCTCGATGACTTGCCGCTGATCGAGAAAGGCGCAGAAGTGGATGTCGATCACGTTTGGCCAGAATACGACATGGATATGATGGAATTCATTAAAACGTGGAGCACGGACTCGCGGCTGTGTCTCGAAGCCAATGCGCCGAAACCCTGCACCGTGCTTGCGGGCGTGGTCGGACTGGAAACTCATGACCGTGCTTGAAACCCGCGCGCCGACTCGGGGCGAGCTCGAACGGTTCTATGGGCATCCCGTGCCGTGTACCGTTCGCGCGTCCGCATTATTTGTCGACGGGGAGCCTGTGGCTATTGGCGGGATCGCCTATGAGCGCGGGATGGTCAAGCTATTCATGGACTGGACCGATGATGCTGTGCGCTACCCGGTCGCGCTGGTAAAGGCGTGTCGTGCGTGTTTGGCCGCAATCCGTAGTGATGGTCGGCATCAAACGCTTTACGCAGTGACGTGCAGCGAGACGGCCCGCAGGTTCCTTTCTCGGCTCGGATTTGAGCCGCATTCGTCCGCACAGAACGGCGAGGTATACCAATGGCGCAGTTAGCAGTGCCGCTGATGATTGCATCGACAGCCATGACGGTCGCCGGGACCATGCGGCAAGCGTCGGCGATGGAAGCTCAGGGTGAGATGCAGGCGCAGCAGGCGCAGTTCGAAGCCGCTCAGCAGGACCAGATCGCCGGTCTGGAACGCGCATCAGCGCAGCGCACGGCCGAAGAAGAGCGCCGGCGCGCGCGGCTGATCGAGTCCCGCGCGGTTGCACTGGCGGCGTCACAGGGCGGCAGCGTAGCCGATCCGACGGTGGTGGACATTCTCGGCGACATCTCTGCCGAAGGTGAATACCGTGCACGGACGGCGTTGTTCGAAGGCGAACAACGCGCCACCAATCGCGAACTCGCCGGTCGTGTACGTCGTTTCGAAGGGCGGGCGGCGAAACGGGGCGCTAGCGCTGCCGCTGGCGGCAAACGATTCTCAGGCATAGCCACTGCCATCGGGCAGGGCAGCAGCCTCTTCGAGAAGTACGGATAATGCCAAAATTACCTGATTCGACCAGCTTCGGCCGACGACCAACGCCGGCCCCTAGTCAGCAAGTGGTCAGTATAGATGCCACCGCAGAGCAGAGGGGTGAGTTTATAGCGGGCGGCGAAGTGGCCAATGCCGGGCAGCAGTTCTATCAGATCGGCGAA